TCCCCATTCTTTTACCTCAAGGAGTTTCATTATGTGTTTAATTATTACTGGCAAGTCTTCCAAAGTTCGTTCAACTCTGCTCGATACACACGGGCTACTGAGCGATATCTTTACCTCCAATCCTGACGGCATCGGCTTTATGTACGGCACTGCCAAGGGACTCAAGGTGACCAAGACTTTGCCTAAGAATCTCGGCGATGCTACTGCGTTCATCCATCGTATCCCCAATGACGATCGTGAGATTGCCATTCACTTCCGCTGGACTACGCACGGCAAAACCGATATGCTCAACTGCCATCCTTATGACGTAGTGCCTGGCTATATTGCCATGATGCACAACGGCGTACTGCACACGGGCAATGCTGCTGACAAGAACAAGTCAGATACGTGGCACTTCATCAACGACTACTTGCACAGCGCTGTGTCTGCATCGCCTGACCTTGTCTATGATGCGGGCTTCGTGTCGATGCTAGAGGAGTTCATCGGCAACAATCGCTTCGTGTTCATGAATGGCGAGGGTCGTATGCAGCACGTCAACTTCGAGCAGGGTATCGAGCACGACGATCTGTGGTTCAGCAATACTTATGCTTGGACTCCATCGCGTCTCATCCCTAGCTACAAGAGCACGACTGCGCTCAAGTCATACAAGTACACCAGTGCATATGGCGGCTACATGGATGATGAGTATGACGAGATGTATGACTACAACGCAAGCTTCGGCATTCATCCACGCAGTGTCAGCGCACACAGCGCTGCCTACGATGAGACAGCGTTTGACTTTCCCGCTGATGAGGATGGCTTCGTGCAACCCACACCAGAGGACATCATCACTGCGCTGGGTGAGGCTGACGTAGAGACGATGGAGATATGGCTTGACCAGATGCCTGCGTATACCATCACTACGCTACTGCACTGCTACGAGGCTATGCCTCTGAGCTACACGCATCGCGATGACTTGTGCGTTGCCGAGCAGGGTGTCTACGATATGCTGATGGAGGGTGATGCCTCTGGTCTTATCAGCTCAGCTACCAAGTCGTATGGCGCGGTCAGCGTCATCGCTGAGGTCGTCTGCTACTACCTGCACTGGGATGTACGCATGCCTGTATCGTTCAAGCCAACATTGCCTGCACTGTTGACCTGATGTGTAGCGGGGGCTAACCACCCCCGCATTTTTAAACCAAAGGAGAAAGTAAATGAAAGTAAAAGAACTGATCGCACTACTACAACAGTGCAACCCAGAGACGGAGGTGTATACCTTCAATGACCATGATATCCACGCAATTCACGCTGTTGATGAGATCGATGAGTGGGTACACCTTAACTTAGGAGAGCAACAATGATGACTGGATGGGAGAAGTTTGAAAGAGTAGTACTTTTGTTATTGGTAATTGTACTTATGGGGGATCTTTTATATTGGAGACCCTATTGACAGCTGTCTACTCTTGGACAATATAATACTCACTCAAGGAGAAAATAATGAGCACACCACCTTACGACACGGGTAAGGTCAAGATCGGCTTGACCTATGTACGCCCTCTACCCACACATACGCCCGAGGATGACTGGGCGCAATCCATCTTGCTTGGCGATAAGCAAGGTTTATCCGAGGAGGCTGTTAGCTGCATTCAGTCCCTCATCGTTATCGCTCTCATGATAATCGGCGTCTTTGTACTAGGAGGATTTAAGAATGCCTGACATCCAAACAGCCCTTCGGCAAGCGTTAGCTACTACCTTAAACGATTGGGACGACGAGGGCGTGGCTGCCCCTGTCCAACCAGTGTCAATCCCTGCACAACCACCCACACAACCAACCACACAACCAACCACACAACCAACCATGACCAAACAACTTTTCCCCGTTAAAAACAACATCTCACGTATCACATTCAACTATGTGCGTGACAACCCCGGCTCCACTCGTAAGGAGATTCTGCAAGCTCTAGACTACCAAGGCTTTGGGCAAGGATCAACCTCGTCTCTGCTGTCACAACTGTGCAAGAATGGGTTAGCCCACACCAAGGATGGTTTGTACTACGCAGACGTACCCGAGTACCGCCCGTTAAAGAACTTGAAGGCGATTAAGAAAGCTACGCCCGAAGTTAAGCGCAAGTACGAGAAGAAGTCTACGACAGGCATTGGTGCGTTACTACAGGCTAAGCTAGAAAACACCCCAGAGCCCGTTGCCCCTGAGTACACAGCACCTAAACAGAAGAACTTTCTCACTACGCTTGTACGCACCAAAACGCCTAGCGACATACTCAGTGACCTGACTGTGTATCAAGCGCGTGAACTGTACGATCACTTGAAGAAAATATTTGGAGGCTGACATGACAGACGAAGAAAAGAAACGCATGGCGTACCTTGAGCGTGTGGAGCAAGCGGCAAGAGCCGCTTTCAGCGCCTTTAATGAGTCCCACGACTACGATGTATGGGACAGGGCTTTGGATAAGCTAGAAGCTGTATTGAAGGAGAAACCATGAGAGGTACTGGATTTGGAAATGTTATGGCTCAAAACGTTGCGGCTGTTAGGGCACAACAAAGAAACGAACAGCGCATGAACAGCAAATGGAAATGTTGTTGGAAATGCCAAAAGGACAAAAACCCTCGTGGCGGGTTTCTCCGAATACAAGCGGGGCTACACAAATTTATTTGCAAAGATTGCATGGACGCCAAAGAGAAAGAAAGGAGTATGAAACTTGAAGAGCAATCACAACATAATTCGTGAGCTACTCAAACAACACCCCAATGGTTTGAAGTCAAGAGAGATAGCCGCGATTACTGGCATAGAAAAGCGCTCTGTCAACAAAGCATTGGAGAATGTGTTTGGTGTGTACATCGCTCGGTGGGAGAGGTCTGCCTTTCGTAACACACTGTCGGCAGTGTGGGTCGTTGTTAACGTGCCTGATAACTGCCCAAGACCGGATAGCATTGGAAGGCTATTTTATGAACCAATAAACAACCCAGCTGACGCTGCATTTTTAAACCGAAAGAGAGAGATCAATGACTAGCGCTAATCAAACTCAAGTAGCGGGTACTCACTACAGGACCAAACCCATACAGCCGTGGGATTACATTGTTGCAAACAACATCGGCTACTTGGAAGGAAATGTAATAAAGTATGTGTCTCGTTGGAAAGACAAGGGCGGTGTTGATGACTTACGCAAAGCACAGCACTACCTGACCAAGCTAATAGAAACACAGGTGAAGTAATGGCTGCAACCCCCGAATCCAAAGTCAAGAAGCGCGTGCGTGAGGTGCTGGACAAGCTTGGCATCTACCACTTCATGCCACCAGCCAATGGCTTTGGTCGGGCGGGTATTCCGGACATCATAGCCTGCATGGACGGACATTTCATAGCGATTGAGTGCAAAGCTGGCAAGGGCACAACCACAGCCCTACAAGACCGAGAACTCGATCGCATACATAACGCAGGCGGTACAACATACATAGCAAGGGAGAGCAACATAGATGAACTACAACAACTACTCAGGGAGAAAAGAAGTGGCCTTTGAAGACATGATGACCCAAGAAGAACTGGAGCGCCGTGTCGAGGCCATGTCAGACGAAGAGCAAGCGCACTTCAAACTTCTCATACACAAACTCGTGCTGTGCTACGGCAAAGGCAACGCGCAGGGCGTGGTCATAGTGGGCAGGGCAGAAGATCAACTAGCAGGGGTCGTTACGCTTAACTGTAACGAGATGGAGGCGTCGCAACTGCTGTTGGCGGCAAACGATTTTTTCGGCTTTCTAAACACCCTAGGCGCACCACCCAAGGAGAAGTTTAATTGACACAAGATGAAATCATTGAGATGCTCAGAGCATCGTGCGACAAAGACAAAGTAGACCCTGAGCAAAATGGCTTTTGGGTAATTCATACTCCAGAACTTGAAGCCTTTGCCAAGCTGGTAGCAGAGCATGAGCGTAAAAAGTTTTGTGCGGCATTGCGGCAGTTACATGACTCATATTCATTGGCGAGTGATTCAAACGCCATTCGAGCAAGGGGTCAGTCATGACCAGACCATTTGACAAAATAATAACCATCGACTTCGAAACCTACTGGGACACCAAAGAAGGTTACACGTTAACCAAGATGACAACCGAGGAGTACATACGCCATGAAAAATTTAGCGCGTTCGGAGCTTGCGTCCATATATACGGAAGCGATGAACCAACTAGATGGTTTGGAGATGCAGAACTACGTGAATACTTCGATGGTGTCGATTGGGGACGAACCGCAGTGCTTGCGCACAACGCACAGTTCGATGTATCCATTATGGAGTGGGTCTACGATACACATCCAGCCTTCATCTTCGACACGCTATCAATGGCGCGAGCTCTCA